GGGGCGAGCTTTCGCTTTATTTTTAGTTTCTTTTCTTATTTCTGATTTTTTTTTATATGACTCACGCTCTCTTAACTCAAACATAATGTTTGAATCTTTTACTTTTCTTTTAAATATACTGAGAGCCTTCTCATAATTATTATTCTTTACTACAACTTTTATTGACATATTAACCTCTTAGTCTGTTTCTTTTTTCGCCTTATAATTTCTATCAACATAGTTAAAGAAATCATCCTTATCTTCCGGCTTTAAATCTTTTGGAGACTTAATTCCAAATTTTTTCATAGCTTTATTAAAAAATTCTTTGTATCCGTCATCCTCTCTAAACATCATATCCTTACCTTCATTAGATTCGCTATCCTCATCATCATGACCTGGCACATGCTTTTCACCAATCTCATAGTATCTACCTAAGATATTACCCATATCTTCGTATAAACCACTCATTCTTTCCTGTAGTGAATTAGCTTCTTGTGATACCTTACCAAATTGTCCTGAAAGACCTGTAAGTTCTTTCATATTACGACTGACTGTAACCTTATCAAACATATCTTCTGTTTCAGATAGTGTATGTTGAGCAGCACCTTCAGCTATTGACGAAAGGCTTTGAGCTATTTCTTTTAGACTACCCTTACCATAGATAGATTCACCTATAGAGTTAAAGTTACGAATAGATTCTACTAATTCATTTACATTAATAGATGGAGTATCGTTTTCTTTCTTAGCCCAAGGACTTTCTGAAATCATACCACCAGCTATTCTCATCTCTTTTAGTAAATCTTTTAATTTAATGTTTGCCATAATATTTTCTCCTTAGATATAAATATCTATTAATAATTTTTTTAATCCGTTATTTTAACAACTTAAAAGCTACAGAAGCCATTTTCTTAATTGGCAACTTTTCATATTTCTTTTTGTTAGACTGACCAAGTGCTTTATGAACTGTCATAATAGCATTAGCAGTTTGCATATCTACTCTAACACCACCAATTTTCATATTTTGTTTGTTCTTTACTATATCTTTTATTTTATCAATAGTGCTAGCTTCATTTACAGATTCCATACCAAAATGGCTTATCTTACCCATACCTGATTTGCCTTTAAGCTTAATTGATTTTACACCTTTACCGCTCATTTTAGCAGATAAAGCAGAAATGATTTCAGCTTTCTTAGAGTTTGATGCGTTCTTATACATCTTACTTACTTTATTATAAAGTTTTTGAACATCTTTTTTAGCATCTTTAGGATTATCACCTTTTTTAATTAAAAGTTTAAGAACCTTTACTTTATCATTTTCATTTACAGATTCTTTTCTAGACCTACGAAAGTCAGCCATTGAAGATGGAGTTGATTTTGATTTCTTTGGTTCATCCTTTTTCTTTTTAAATTTATCCATAAACCTACTTAACAAACCCTTTGCTTTCTTATGGTCTTTATGGTCTTTATTACCCAACGCAGTCTTTACTTTTACATTCTTTGAAATCTGTTTATCCAACATAGCTTTATATGCTGTTGGATTAGATACTGACATTGGAGGAGTTAGTTCGTTTACTTGAGTTTCAGCAAAGAATCCTATTTTCTCATATTCTTTTCTTACGTTTGGCCTATCCACAATAACAAGTTGTTTTCCAGATGTTTTATGTTTGACTTTTACTGTTTTACCTTTTTTATATGTGAGGCCTAAATCTGATTCGGTTACAGAAACTTCTTTCTTTAAACGACTCTTTTCAGCTCTTCCTCTATTCTTTGACTCTGATTCAAATCCCACAATCTTTCCCCCTTTGTGTGAGGCGTCTTTGCCATCACCATTTCCATAAGTACCTTTCTTACGATTATACTTATTTAATTCTGCTCTATACTTTTTAGACTTCGTAGAAGATTGAAATTTCTTATACTCAGCTTTATAGTCTCTTTTAGATGACATTAGCCTCTCATTATATCGTTAATGACTGCTTCAACCTTACCATACTTTGAGTCACGAACAGATGAGTGTTCTACACTCTCATTTACTCCACCTGTAGGGTACATAAAAGCACCATGCGTAGATGGATTAGATACAAAGTCAAATGCAATTAGTTCAAAGTCATCCTGCACTTCTTGAGCCCCACTCTCATTTACAGATTCAACCGAACCCATACCACGAGAAGAGATACCCAATCTAATACCTGATTTAAATAATTCTTTTAAGATGTTACCGCTTGGTGTTGGTAGAACCTCTACAGTTCCAATTAAATCATCACCATTCCAATCCATTTCTGTAATGTTATGGGATACGTTAGCCAAGTTAACAACAGAAGATTCAGGATGGTCTAACTCACCCATAGCTCTTTTCTGTCCGATAAAGTTTTCAAAATACTTCTTAGCTTCACGCATTAAAATTTCTCTTGGATACACCCTACCATTTTGGTTTTTGGTATCTGCTCTTTGTAAAACACCTTTAACAACTAACTTTCCGTTGTTCTCTTTCATAGCCTCATTGACTTGGTCGGCTTGTATTTCAAATGGTAAATAATCTACTATTAATTGTTTCATTTTAGACTCCTATATGTCCTATCATAAATTTCTTTTAGAGGATGTTTCTTTGATTCCTTTATTGCTTTATATTTTTTTCCATCGATTACTTTGATTGATTCGTCTTGTTCTTCCTCATAATCCATTATCTGTTTTTTTAAGTCTCCTAAAGTCATATTAGAATCATCAGGTATAGATGCGATGGTATCATCATCAAATTTTGAACTAACCAAATCTTCTCCATCAAAATACACATCATCACCCATCTTATCTACAATATCAGAATCTTTCATTAACATATCTTTAATATCATCCGTATCGATAGGACCAGAGTTAGCATCTGATATTTCTACATCATCACTTTCTGCATTATCATCACCACCAGCATCTCTATCAAAATCACCACCACTTAGCTTATCGCTTTGTGGTTCTTCTGGCTTTTCTCCACCACCATCATCACTCTTTTGGTCAGCAGATTTTATATACTTACCAGAATCGGTTTTTGCATAGACATCAGCATCATCGTCATCTTCCTTACCTTTAAGTTTGAACCTACCAAAACCGATAGATACATACTTATCGTCATCAGCCTCATTCATATTTTGTGCTATTTCCAATAGTGATATCATTAATCTTTCTCCATCATAATTTCAGTTCTGAGACTTTCCAATTGTTCAATCCATTGGCCAAGTCTCCTTAACATATAATTCTTATCCACCTCTTTGCTCTGTATTTCTATATGCCACCTTTTAAGTAGCGTGGAAATACTGAACAATGTGTCCATATAAGACTTCTTATTATCTTTGAAAGGCATGGTAGTACTTTACTGTAACTGACCAACTTTGTTTGCTAGTTTAACTAACCTTTCGCTTATTTTGTGTAACGCCTTATGTGTATTTTTCCAATATGACTCTGAATTAACTTTTAATTCATTTTTTAATTTAACATTCATCTTGACAAGTCCTTCTAAGTGTTGTAAACTATCACGAACTTCTCTCATTGAACGACCAATTTTTTGTTTTGGATTTAGTGATTCATCATTTCTATAATCGTGGTATTTTCCTTCTTTAACCACATCATAGCCAGTAGAATTAGTAGAAATTTTCTTTTTCTTTTTCTTACCTTTAGCAGATGTACCAGTAAATGCGAATGGAGTCTGATATCCTGGTGTTGCACTAGAAGTGCTAGCCTCATCAAGCTCTCTTTTGATTAACTCTCTGATAATCTCTTTGAGTTTATCTAATCTAGACATTTTTTAGCTCCTTAACCAGTTGATAGTATCTCATTAGTGTAACTACTTGTTTATCTTCAACAATCCTTCCCTTCATAAGAGTATTTGCTTGATTTATAGCCTCTTTTAGCTTAATCTTTGTAACTTTGTCTGAAACTTGAGGTAAATACGATTGAAGTTGCTTTTTTACCTTAATTGTTTCACTTTCAATGAACTCTTTAAGAGAATTAGTGTTAGAAATGTTATTGATGTACTCTTTTAGCAAATTTCTTTGATTTGCACTAAGATTACTGTATTTTTTGTTAAATTTCTCAATTAAAATACTATAAGCAAGCAATCTCAAGTCTTTTTCTTGCTTTTTGTATCCCTCAACCATAACATTCTCTTTCTTTTTGGTTGAAAGGTTCTTTCGTGTTATGTTCTCTACGATAGTAAAGCGACTTTCTGTTTCTGACTGTGGATTCATATCTTCTTTTGTTGAAAAGAGCTTGAAGATAGAAGCATTCACTTTATAGTTTGGTATTCTAGCCATAAAAAAATCATTTATATCATAATTGGAGCGAACCTCTTTAATTAGATTATATTTTTCTCTTTTTAAAGAAGCATCGTTTAGTTTGACTCGAGCATTTAAGACTGCATCTACTAAATGATTGGCTTTTGTTTCTGATTTGTAATTCTCAACAGTTAATACTCTATATAATTCGTACTCTTTACCTAACTGAGTGTTCTTATTAAAAAACTCTTTTAATATATTAGCCGCCGAACCCTTCTTATCATTATTTAACACATCAACCGTAATCTGTCTAGTTAATAACTCAAATAAAATTCCGGTGTTACGGATTTTTGAGTGTTTTGTTTTTGAACTCATATTATACTCCAATCGTTTATATAATTCTTCATATATAAATATATGATTACTTAGTTTTTCTTAGTATTAAGGGAAGATAGTTCTGATTTATATTCATCTTCTAGCTCTTTAGCCTCTGAAATTAGTTCTTTTCCATCTTTACCCAAATGTTTAAACAAATTCTCATAATGTTTGGTAGCAGTTCCACCATAAGCCATCTTTTTATCATGCGCCCCTAACGGATCTCTACCTCTAACACCACTATCCTTACTATATTTATTAGCTTCTTTAGGTCTTCCTGCACCAGGTTGTCCACCTTCTTCTGAACCACCATTGTTATCTAATTCATGACCAGTTCTACCCACAGCCATATCCGATGGTGTTCCTTGTGACTCACCGCTTTTAGCAGGATCGTTACCTTCTGATTCAATCTGTTGTCTTCTAAACTTATTCTTATAGTCAAAAATAATCTGCTCATCAGTCTCTTTAATCTGTTCTTCTGTAAACTTAAATATATTTTTGTATATCCACTCTGTAGATACTAATCCATCCTGCAACATAGATGATGCAAGTGATGTTTTATTATTCCACAATTCAATCTTTTCCTGTTCATAGATTGTAGATGGATTTGTTAAACCTAAGTCAAAGTTTACAAGCTCTTGATCTCTAAACCCTTGTGAGTATAGATGAACAACAGCAATCTTTGTTAATTCACTAACAACGATTCTTTGTATTCTTTCAATCGTTCTAGCAAAACGAACATCCTCAGCAGCCAATGTAGCTTTAGAACCTAATCCCTCTTCATACCCTAAGAAAGCCTTTGGAACTCTTAAAGATGCAAGTAATCTGTTCTTTAGGTATTCAATATCATCAACAGCATCATAACTTAAACCACTTAAAGATTCAATAGATGTTCCACTATCTCCACCACGAACTGGTAAGAAGAAATCTTCTGTTAAGTTCTGTATGTTATATCTAAGGTTATAGTCACCTGTCTTTTCATCAATAACAGGAGCCTTCTTCATCTTATTGATTACCTGTTGCATGTAATTATCAACTTCTGCTGGTGGAATGTTTCCAATATCCAACTTAAATACTCTCTTTTCAGGAGCTCTCATAATCCTATGTATCAACATAGCATCTTCCATAAGAGTAACCTGTTTCCAAACTTTCCTACCACCCTCTAACATAGACTTACCATAAGGAACATAGTTAGAATCTGATAGAAGTCTGAAGTGAGCTACCTCATAGTTCTCAAATGTTTGAGTTTCTCTAGTGTTAGACGTGTGTCTGTTGCTATCTCCTTGTGGAGTTAGCATAAATTGAACCAATTGTGGGTTTTCAGGATCGTGTCCTTCTAATCGAGCAACATCATATCCAGACATAGGGGTTACGTTTGTAACACCGTACTTTTCAGCGACTTCTAATTGTAAAAAGAAATCACCATATTTGGTCATATTACGAATCCATGGCCATAGATTAAACTCAATATTTATTACATCATAAAAAAGATTGTGTAATATATCGTGAATTTGGTCGTTATCAGTTTTGATATCTAATACCTTACCATACTCATTTTTCATTGTCGATTCATCTGAGTAGATATCTAAAGCAGAAGAAATAATAGAATCTGAATCCATTGATTCGTAGTCTCTAAATAATCCCAACCTTAACTGTTGTTGATATAGTTGGTCATTATATCCACCATTTTGTAGATTAGAATACAACTTAGTATATCTATCAACCAAATTAGTTTGTACATTTGATTGTAGTTGTCCTGTATCCACAACTTTTAATTTCTTACCGCCTATGTTTCTAACAATGGTGTTTGTTGAAAACAATCGTTTTAGTCTTGAAAATAAATCTTGCTCTGCCATAATTTGCCTCTTAGTTTAATAACCAATCTAATGATTCTTTTTCTCCGTTAGGTCCTGCTTCCATTTCCCAAGAATTATTTTGATTGGTTGGTTTTTGTGGTAACATCTGCGATGCTACACCACCTAAAGTTCTTTTAGTTAATTCTATTCCTTCATTTTTTAATCTCAATGCAGTATCCCTTACCCAAAGAGTAAGAGCGAAACTCATCACTAAGTCATCGTTGTATCCCGTCATCGCTTCAGCTTTATTATTGTTATATATAAATACAAACAACTCGTCAATTAATCGATTTGAACGAACAATTACTGACTTTTCTCTGAAATATTCCTCTAATTTAGCAATAACCAATGGTCTAGTCTTCATTGTCATACTAAATCCAGCCACCATATTACGATCTTGATTTCTATATCGGTTGTTTATCTGGTGTTCTGTATCCACATACTTTAAATCTTTGCTTGTGTAAAATAAGTTTTGATAACCTCTATCAATACATTGTTGTAGTGTAGCCCAACCTATGTTGTTGTTCTCTACTACTAACAAAGCATTGTTATATTCTGTTGCTGTGTTTACACATAAGTTTCCAAAATCTTTTGTTGACATCTTACCTTTGTATTCTGCTACTTGTTCCATCGTTTCTATATCCATAACGTGAAATGCAGAAAAATCCGAACCATCTCCTCTACTAACATCAGCGCTTAGCACATAATCTCTAGTATAGTTTGCTGGTTGCCATATCCAAAGACAACTATCCACCCCCCTCTTTTCTAATGGGTCTTGAATGTGTATTTGTTTGTATTCATCTAAGATTACACCATCAATAACAGTTTGTCCAGAAGTTAAGAAGTCACAATCACATTCTTGAGCAGCTAAAGATGGACCTAAAAGTCTATCTTGTTCAGCTCTCCATTCACCATCTCTTTCTGGATGCAAGTTCCAATGTAATCTAATAAAGTTCCAATCATTAGTTCCATCTTCTGCACCAACCCAAGTCTTATGAAACCAATTACCTATACCATTTGGTGTAGATAGAGCAATACATTGTCCACCAGTAGATAGCGTCTGTGAAGCAGCAGCCCATATCGGTTCAATCTTATCAATGAAAGCAGCCTCATCTAATATCAAAAGAGACAAAGCCTCAGAACGACCACTATCCTCGCCGCTTGAAACCGCTTTTATCTGTGAACCATTATTATATCGTAAAGATAGTTTATTATCCTCTGTACATTTCTGTTTTAACCAACTCGGTAAATTAGCGTGCATCACCCTAACCTTTGTAACTAAGTTTTTAGCAGTATCTTGTTTAGTAGCAATCACTAATATGTTTTTATCCTGATGAAATGTCATCATCCAAAGGGAGTATCCGGCCGATAACGTAGATAAACCTAACTGTCTAGCTTTAAGAATTACGTTAAATCTATGTTGTTCAAAGGTTCTAAGTGATTCTTCTTGATAAGACCAAAGGTGAAATGGAACTTTACCCTTCATTGGGTGCTGGACAACACAATACTTTTTTAAAAAGTATACGGGATCTTTAGCGCATTTCTTATATTCGCTTTTTATCACATCTTTTAATTGTCCTGGTTTCATTATATCTTTCCTACTATAAATCCAACTACTAACCAAATATATCTGTGCTCGTACCATTTTGGTTCAACTAAGTCTACCAACTTCTCATTAGCAACATCTCTTTCTTTTAACAATCCAATCTGTTCATCTTTCTTTATAAGAATTAAAGAATCTGATTCTATTTGATTCTCCATTTCTTTTACTAAGTCCTCATATATAGAAATCTGTACGGATTTAGTGCTATCAGAATGTTGTAATTCTTTTATATTATTAGCAATACCTAACATCTGTTCTTGTGAAAGAGTTACTTGTCCAAATAAAGGAACTGACAATAATAGTGGTAAAAAGTATTTCAAATTTTTAACCATTCTTTTTAAGCACATATATTCGAGCACTCGATCCGCCCGATATTTTAGTTATTGCGATTGGATAAAGTTCACCAACTATTAATTCTGTGGCTGTAATCACTACACCGCCATGAGCTTGAATATTAGCAGAACCTGAACCTACTATAAAGCCAGCTGCACCATATTTTGAACCTGTATAATTTGTTACTGGGTTTGATGCTGCCGAACCCGAAAAAAGCTCTTGAGTATACCATTCTCCAGGTATACCCCTTTTTTGAAAATCATCATAATCTGATGGTGCATCATGCATATTTGCCATTTTATTTCTCCCTATTTTTTAGCGAATTTTTTCAAAAAATCTACGGCTTCATCAGAATTATCTTCTGTAAAAGCCTTCTCCATCTTTTGAGTATTCTTCTTTGTATTAGTTAATTTACGTTTGAGACTTCCTATCTCTTTTTTAGAAGATTGTTTGTTCTCCTCTAATACCTTTATTTCTTTTTCAACTTTTTTCTCTTCTTTTTTATTTTCTTTGATTACACCCTTTAGTTTTTTAACTTCTTTGCTTTTAGAAGAAACAGCAAAAAGAGCTCCAATTGTGCCTAAGATACCAACTATTATTTTCCAAATCTTCATACTCCACTCTCCAATTGTTTTAAAACTTTTGTGTATTCTTCCAAAGCTTCTTCAGCTTCTTTTTTAACTTTTTTCATATCGATATCCCATTTTTCTTTTTCCAACTCAGGAGTATTAACTCCAACATTGTTATACCATTCAGGAGCACTTGAATCTCTCCACTCTGAGATAGCTTGTATTTGGTCTTTAATAAATGCAATCTTATTATTTTTAATTTTCTTTTCAGCCCATTCTTCGTACTTACCTTCTATACGAAGTTTGTTTTCCATCTTAATCTGACAGTCAAAACAATGTCCAAATAATGACCACATCTTATCATCTAATTTTTTCTTCATAATGACATCACACTCTGGACAAAACATTGGCATTCTGGCTCCCTTCATAATGTCAGTCATTCTACTGATTTGGTCACCACTCTCCTGTTCTTTTCCTTTGTATCCTACCATTACTCTTTTCTCAGGAGCTTTACCTTTCAGTAAATTCCCTAATGCTTTATTTTGCCTTTCTGTTTCTTTACTATATCCCATTGTAACTCCTATACGAACTTTAACATTCCTAAAATTTGATTTGCTGGTGCAAAAGCACCTGTGTATTTATAAAGTTTTCCTTTGTAAACAAAAGTAACACCCTCTGATGGAACTACAGACTTTAATCCACCGATGGCATTTAATCTATCTAACTGAACCTTTAAAGTATTTAACACTTTAGGGTCTTTAGATTTTTTTACCTTTTTAATAGCAGACTTTAAATCCTTACGAATTGTTTGAGCTGATTTTGCTGGATTAGCTGCTATAAAATCACTAAGGTTAGAAAGTATCTCAGCTCCTAACTCAAAGAAAAGAACTTCCCAATCTCTGATATGTTCTTTTTGTAATCTAGCATGATCTATTTTATCTGTGTTCATTACCCAATTTAAAAACTTTGGATAATCTTTTAATTCTTTTTTAATCTGTGGTATCTTATATGACTTATCAAAGAAAGCCCATCTCTTCGTTAACTTTATCAAAACATTATTTGATGGATTTTTATAATCTGTTTGTTTTGCACCATTATAAATATACTCCATCCAATAAGCTTGATGATAATTTGCTAATGTGTCAGTTCCTTTTAGGCTATACTCACTCTGTAGTTTATTTAACTTACCTAAAAAGTAACTTTGTCTTTTACTGAAATCCTTTACCTTTGGTAAATTAGTAACAAATGGCTTTTCAATCTTAAAAGCCTTTTGTACATCTTGATTTATTTGTTTTATCATACCAGCCAAAACTCTCGCACTTCCTCTATCTTCTCCAATAGGAGAACCAGCTTCATCATACTCTATAGTTCCGTGAAATTGTAAGAGTGACTTGTCGTATGGTATCACATTTACTGTCTTTGGATATATAACTTCTAAAGACATAAACTTCTTACCCTCATCAAATATCTTTGTTTTTTGTCCATCACTAAGTTTACTTACGGCTCTTTCTAAATCTCTCATAGAATATACAAATGCTTTTTCAATATCGCCTCTACCAGCAAACATATTTTTAATACCATCAACACTTAAAGCATTAGCTCCATAGTTCTTAATGTGTCCTTTGTTACGAGCAGCTAAAAGTTTTCCGTTCTTCCAACTAACCATTATGTTTTGACCATCTGTCTTTTCTGTAACTGCACCTTCACTATCAAGATTACCTTGCAATGTATTAATAATTAGTGTCTTAAAGTCTGAAAACGTTAATTTTTTATCATCAAATGGATGATTTAAATGACCATAGGCACCACCTTCTACCAATAAACTAACTTCTTTGTCTAAGTTTATCTTTTCAAAAAGTGATTCGATATCATATGAATCTCCGTCAGCACCAGCTGCCATTAATGAACCTATTAGATTATTTATAGCAGATTCAGTACCCATCCAATTAACTACTTTCCAACCCAATGGTTTTATAACTTCACTCATCCATTTTTTATATTTAGTTACAGCCGATGTTGAACCATTAGATTGTCCGTGATCTAAAAAAGTAAGTGGAACTGAGTGATAATTTTTTTCTATAGTATTTTTAGCATTATCATCCAAAATATAATTAACGACTTTCCACCCCGCATCTGAATAGATAGAATCTAACCACTCCTTAGAAGTCTTTTTGTATGTAGGATAATCTGTATAAAATGTAGAAGGACCATCGTCTAAGTTTCCAGCAGGAGTAGCTGAAGATTCTAATAAAAACTCTTCAATCAGTTCTTCTGATAAATCGTAAGACTCAAATAACTTTTTGAAACTATTAGTCATCATAGTATACACACCTTTATCATAATATCCAAATACTTTTTTAAAGGATTTTGCCCTTTCACTATCATCAATCTTTGGATCACCTAAAAGTTTTCTCATCTGCGTTCCACTAACAGAACCAAATTGTGGAGCACTCATAATGTATCCATTTTCTTCGTATCCTTTAATGTCACCTTTACTCTTTTTGTAATCTTGAAAGTATTTACCACCCTTCAATCTACCAGCATCCTTCTTACCAACGGCATATACTACCGCAGTCGTATCTTTATTGAATTTCTTTAATAGATTCTTTGCTATATAAGGAGACTTTTCCATAATGATACGATTCTTTGGAATACCCATCTTAACCATATGAGAAACTTTTTCTTTAAAGTTCATAGGATGTCTTGGTGGTTGTTTAATATTTGTTGTGGTTATATAAGCCTCATCTACTTGTGTCTTTAACCAATTATATGTGGCTAGATGTCCTGAATGAAATGGTTGAAATCTTCCACCGAATACACCGATAGTTTTTTTAATGTTTGTAGCTTCATTCAATTTATCTATTTGTTTTTCTATATCTTTTATTTGTAACTTTAACTTAGAACTACTAGCTCCACTACCAAATCCTATTGCTTTTCTCATCAATTCTTGTCTCTTATCTCTGAGTTTAGTTTGTTTTATTTGGTCTTTTCTACTTAATTTTTCGTTTACTTTCTTACCAGTATCGGTTTTTGTAAATGGGCCTCTTCTTATTGTTGCAAACTTTACAGGTGTCTCCATACCAAATAAGTTCTTAGGTGCTATAATTTTTAACTTAACCATCTTTGAACTATTATCAATACCCAATGTCTCAAATTCTATTTCTTTATATTTCTTACCCTTCATAGTAAGATTGTGACCTGTAATAAACTTTTGAACTTTACTACCTTTTACGGCATTCGCTTCATTTACTTTTTTATAACCACTACCATATGGAACTGAAGTATTACCTTTCTTCTTCATCTTCTTTACCATCTTACGACTTGGTGATGGTATTGCATCTTCATTTTTTTTCTTGGTTTTCTTTTTCATCTTATTGATGTAAGCTCTATAGACAGCAGCTTGTGAAGTCTTACCCATCTCACGAGCTCTCTGTTCCATAGCAACAGCAGCTTGTATTTTATGAGCATGAGTTTTATCACTACCACTTATCTTACTGACGGATGCTTTAGCATCCTTTA